GCCAATTCGAATTTAGTGGCCCCAGCATTTGAATCCGCTAGTGCTCCCATTACGAAACTTCATATGATCTACGGAAGAACCTATGTGGCAACATCTAAAAACCAAGTGGTTGTCTTGCCTGTCGGACTCACGTCTTCTCTAGCTATGATAGCTAGTGGTGCGAAACGTGATCCCACCTTGTATACCACCTTGTTAGCCAAAGCCAAACATACTTTACAACAACTACGCATGCCTTCGCATATTAGTGGTCCTGCCGCTATTTATGCCGCTGTAGTTGGAATGGCATTATACCTGGAGCTTGAAGCAGCTCAATTAGGTGTAATGGTCAAGTCGTATAAAGATATGTTTGCCGTTCATGCTCAAAGTTTGGATCTAGAACCTTTGCATGAAGCTTGTTGGGCTTTTAGATGTTGTTACTCTTGGTTTGGTTTTGGTTATTATTGTTGTCAAAACACCCATGAAACGGATGCTGCAACACAGTGGTTACATTTGCGCAATCAAAATATTGCCCCCACTGTTCATGGGAACCTCTCTTTCAATCATCCCCCTCGTGTGACAGATTTTTTCAATCCAAAAAATCTTAAACCTATTCTAGATTCAACATCCCGATTTAATGATGCTGGAGACGTTTATCCGAGAAAAGATAAGCAGTCACAACTTCGACTTCACGGAATAGGTTTTACCGAGGTGGTTCCTCTTGTAATTGAAAGGACAAGGAGGTCGGCTAAAAACGCAATCCTTACACGTATTTTAGTCAAGACACCGGACCCATTGCCTGTGGCTTGGGAATCCATGATAGCAAAATTGAGAGATGAAAAATCAATTTTGTATAAACTAAGACCTTTAGTTCCAACCCTTACAGAATTCGTTTTCAACAGGTGGTTAGAACGATTTCCCCCAACTACAATTAGACGTCTTCGCATAGCAAAAGCATCTTTGGCGGAAAAACCTTTTGCTTACAAAGACACTTTAATAGAAGCTATTGTTAAAAATGAAAAGAGTAAGCCTCTCTACTTGGGTGATGATGTGCCCAAAGCCAATGGTCGCGTGGTTATGAATCTCACAGATCGAGCCAACGTGGCCACTGGTCCTTACTATTACTCTTATTCAAAACAAGTTAAAGATAGTCTACGCTATATCGGTTTGTACGTCCCAATAATGTGGACTCCTACATATACCGTTGAGGAAATCGGAAGTTTGGTTGAAATATGGATAAGCATGTATAGCAATGATGACTTGGAC